GAAGGATTTGAGAATGTGGTTATTAGCTGGTTAAAAGCAGGGCTACCTGTAAGTGATATGGAAGCAAGTTTATCTAAGCAAATAGATTTAGAGAAGCATCCTATTGATGAGGATTTATACTTTACATGGGATAACCCAGTTCCTCCAGCACCGCCTGAAGAATAGTAATATATTTACTATATTTACATAAATAAAATTAACATTAAAAATAAATTAAAATGAGTGAAATTAAATTAACTGAAGACGAATTAAAAAAAATTCAAGAACTAAACCAAGACTTTACTAAAGCTAAACTAGAGATTGCTGATAATGTATTAAGACAGCAAATGAATCTAAAAGCTTTAGAAGACTTAAGAGGTGCGTTTGGTATTGAAGAGAAAAAATTAGCGGAGAAATATGGACAAGATGCTGTTATTGATTTAGCAACAGGTATTGTCACTAAAAAACCGCAAGCAGTAGAAGCGGAACCTATAAAATAAAACAATGGCTAGAATAAGTAATACCACAGCGTACTCAAGTATAATTCCTACACTGCCGGATTACTTTGTGCTAACTGATGCAGAAAACAATTTAAACACTAAAACTTGTACGTTAGAAAACTTACAGACTTTATTTGGTTTAAATACTACGTCTGTTACAATAGCTGTTCCAGAAACGTATTTAAAAGTAATTGCAGCACAACCATACACATTGCTAGCTCCTCCTGGAGACGGTTATGTGTATGATGTTAGCCAGATTGTAAGTTTAATCATTCCAGGGTCAACTCCTTATAATTTTGTAAACACTTTAAATATAACGCAAGGCGCTATTCAAGAGCCGTTGCCACTACTTTTATTAAATGCTGCAAGTAAAAAAGTATATAAAAATGATCCTTCACCTGCTGAGTTTATTACAGAAAACGCAGGAATAACTTTAGGTGGGTTGGCTAGTCCAAGCGAAGGAAATGGAACTTTATATATAAATATTACATACAGAAAGCTAAAATTAGATTCTACATTTTAATTAAATGGACATTAGAAAGATTTCAATAGGAGCAGACTATAAGTCTGGAGCTATGCACTATATAACAGGGCAAGATGTACTTGGGGGATCTTATGTAATTCATTTAATACAACACGACGCATCTTCAAAATCATATAAAATCTGGATAGAAAAAAATCAAGAAATTCTTATATGGAAAGAGTTTAAAACTACAATGCCTATCTCTTTAGAATATAATATAAACTTTTAATGCAGTCTCCATTCTCATTTATCGTACGTCCTGTAAATGGTACTAGGTATGATAACGTAAAGAAAATAGGCGACTTAGATTTTTTAATTAGCGTATCTAAAGAAGATCACAAAACAGCTAATCGCTATGCGCAGGTGGTGTCAACTCCAATAAATTATTCAGGAGATGTTAATACAGGAGATATACTTTTAGTACATCATAATGTTTTTAAATATTACAATGACATGTATGGGCGTGAGAAAAGTGGTAAAAGCTTTTTTAAAGATGATTTATTCTTTATTGACTTTGATCAATTTTTTTTGTATTATAATAAAGAAGAGTGGAAAAGCCATTCTAAATATTGTTTTATAAAACCTATTCCGCCAAAAAAATCTTTTTTAGGAAAGACTGGTAAAGAAGAACCTTTAATGGGTATTGTAAAATATAATAACAAAGAGTTAAAAAACTTAGGTGTAAGGGTGGGAGACGAAGTGTCTTTTACTCCAGAGTCAGAGTATGAGTTTTATGTAGAAGATGAAAAGCTATATAGAATGTTTACAGATAACATAACTATGATTATGTAATGAATACAAAAGAAATTAAAGAACAAATCATAAAGGCCGGTGAAAAGGCTGTTATACAACTAATCAAAGTAGCAAAAGAAGATATTATTAAATATGATAAGGATGATGAGCTGGCGGCGGATAGATTAAAGAATGCGGCAGCTACAAAAAAACTAGCCATCTTTGATGCTTTTGAAATCTTAAAACGTATAGAAGACGAAAAGCAATTACTAGAGGGTATAGATGTAACTAAAAATAACACACCTAAAGGATTTGCTGAATCAAGATCTAAATAACTTATATACTACACTAACTAGAGTAGTTCCAAAAAATGTTTTATCTACAAAAAATAAAGCAAGAACTTGGGTTTATGGTTATAACGAAAAATATAATTTTGTTGTTATATCTAAATCAGGTCAAATAGGTGATGTTATAGAAATAAATGGCCTGCATATTGCGCTACCAAAACCTCCTACAAAAGTATACTCAAGGTCAAAAAAGAAAGAAGATCAGTATTGGGAAGCGTCTGAAATAAGTAAAGAACTAAAAAGAATACAGTCAATATTTCAGTGGCATGAAGCGCCAATACAATTCAAAAACAAATGGGTGGATTATATCGAGCAAGAGTTTGATAAAAGAGAAGAGGGTTTTTGGTTTATGAATAACGGGGTTCCTACTTACATTACAGGAACACATTACATGTATTTACAATGGACAAAGATTGACGTTGGCCATCCAGACTTTAGAGAAGCAAATCGTTTGTTTTATATATTCTGGGAGGCATGCAAAGCTGATAAAAGAAGTTTTGGTATGTGTTACTTAAAAATAAGACGTTCAGGATTTTCATTTATGAGCTCGTGTGAGGGCGTGAATACAGCTACAATCACTAAAGATTCTAGAATAGGTATACTATCAAAAACTGGTGCGGATGCAAAGAAGATGTTTACAGACAAGATAGTGCCAATATCAAACAACTATCCTTTCTTTTTTAAACCTATACAAGATGGTATGGATAAGCCTAAAACAGAATTGGCTTATAGAGTTCCAGCTTCTAAGATTACTAAAAAGAATATGTATACAGTAAGTGAAGAGGAGCTTGAGGGATTAGATACAACAATTGACTGGAAGAACACATCTGATAACAGTTATGATGGTGAAAAATTACAACTATTAATACATGATGAAAGCGGTAAATGGGAGAGGCCAGAAAATATATTAAATAACTGGCGTGTTACTAAAACATGTTTAAGATTGGGTAGTAAAGTTATAGGTAAGTGTATGATGGGATCTACATCAAATGCGTTAGATAAAGGTGGTAGAAATTTTAAAGATTTATTTGAGTCATCTGATTGCAGAAACAGAAACTCTAACGGACAAACAAAAAGCGGTTTATATAATCTGTTTATTCCTATGGAGTGGAATATGGAAGGGTTTATTGACATGTATGGCATGCCTGTATTCAAAAATCCTGACAAGCCTGTTAAAGGAATAGACAAAGAACCTATTAAACAAGGTGCTGTAGACTACTGGAGCAATGAGGTTGAATCATTAACTTCTGATCCTGATGCTTTAAATGAATTTTATAGACAGTTTCCAAGAACAGAATCACATGCCTTTAGAGATGAAAGCAAACAGTCGTTGTTTAATTTAACTAAAATATACCAACAAATAGATTATAATGACTCTATAAACATGGGGCATTTTATGACACAAGGATCTTTTCATTGGAAAGATGGTATAAAAGATTCTAAGGTAATCTGGAGCCCAAATAAAAGAGGTAGATTTTTTGTAACTTACATCCCTAAAGCTTCTCTTCAAAACAATGTGATTACGAAGGGTGGAAAGATGTATCCAGGGAATGAACATATTGGATCGTTTGGCTGTGACTCTTATGATATTTCAGGAGTTGTAGTAGGTAAAGGTTCTAACGGAGCTTTACATGGGCAGACAAAATTTAATATGGATGATGCGCCTAGTAATGAATTCTTTTTAGAATATATTGCCAGACCTCAAACCGCTGAGATATTTTTTGAAGAAGTTTTAATGGCGTGTATATTTTATGGCATGCCAATATTATGTGAAAATAATAAACCTCGTTTATTGTATCATTTTAAAAATAGAGGATACCGAGGCTTTTGTTTAAACAGACCGGATAAAACTTATAATAAGTTATCTAAGACTGAAAGAGAATTAGGAGGTATTCCAAATTCATCTGAAGATGTTAAGCAATCTCACGCCTCAGCGATTGAGTCGTATATTGAGAAATATGTAGGATTAGATTTTGAAGGAGATTATAGAGAAAAAGACGATATAGGTAGTATGTATTTTCAAAGAACACTAGAAGACTGGGCTAAATTTGACATAACAAACAGAACAAAGTTTGATGCTGCAATTAGTTCTGGTTTAGCAATTATGGCAAATCAAAAACACTTGTATACACCCGTTCAAAAACAATCAAAAATAAGCATTAACTTTGCAAGATATAACAACAAGAACTCAGTAAGTCAATTACTTAATAAATGAAAGAAGTAACAATAGATATACAGGCTGCTGCATTTCCAGATCAATTTGTTTCTGACGCTACAAAAGACACTGTAGAGTATGGATTACAAATAGGTCAAGCAATACAATACGAATGGTTTAGAAGAGACAGCGGCTCATGTAGATTTTATAGTCAATGGAGCGAGTTCATGCGATTACGTTTGTATGCTAGAGGAGAGCAATCCGTAGCAAAATACAAAAATGAATTAGCAATAGATGGCGACTTAAGTTATCTCAATTTAGATTGGTCACCCGTACCTATAATCCCAAAGTTTGTCGACATCGTGGTAAACGGAATGTCCGACAGACTTTTTAAAGTTAAGGCCTACGCTGAGGACGCATTGTCTGCTGAGAAAAGAAATGAATTTCAAGAAATGATTGAAGGCGAAGTTTTAGCTAAACCATTATTTCAGCAAATAGATAACGATTTTGGTATAAATGTATTTCAAACTAACGAAGAGGAGCTTCCGGAAAGTGACGAAGAAATGGAGTTGTTTATGAATATGAAATACAAGCCTGCTATTGAAATTGCTCAAGAAGAAGCAATTGATACATTGATGGCCGAAAATCATTATAATGACATTAGAAGTAGGGTTGATTATGATCTTACAACAATAGGAATAGGAATTACAAAACATGAATTTTTACCAGGTTCTGGTGTGAAACTAGATTATGTAGATCCAGCTAACGTTGTTTATAGTTATACGGAAGATCCGTATTTTAAAGATTGTTTTTATTGGGGAGAAATTAAAACAGTTCCAATGACGGAGCTAATTAAGATTGATCCAGATTTAACAAACGAAGACTTAAACCAAATAGCTAAATACAGTCAATCGTGGTATAATTATTTTAATACGGCGCAGTTTTATGAAAACAGCATGTTCTACAGGGACACTGCAACATTGATGTATTTCAATTATAAAACAACACATTCATTTGTTTATAAAAGAAAAAAATTAGCAGACGGATCATATAAGACGGTTGAAAAAGACGATCAGTTTAATCCTCCTCAGGAAATGATGGAAGAAGGAAAGTTTGAAAAGGTAACTAAAAGAATTGATGTATGGTATGATGGAGTTATGGTTATGGGAACTAATATTGTTTTGCAATGGAAACTGGCAGAAAACATGGTAAGACCTAAATCCTCTAACCAGTATGCAATGCCAAATTATGTGGCAGCAGCGCCTAGAATGTACAAAGGATCTTTAGAGTCTTTAGTTAGAAGAATGATTCCGTTTGCAGATTTAATACAAATGACACACCTTAAAATTCAACAAGTGGTATCAAGAGTTGTGCCAGACGGTGTGTTTATTGATGCAGATGGTTTAAACGAAGTTGATTTAGGAACAGGAAACGCATATAATCCTGAAGATGCATTGCGTTTATATTTCCAAACAGGTAGTGTAGTCGGTAGGAGTTATACCCAAGATGGTGAATTTAATAACGCTAGAGTGCCAATACAACAATTAACGTCTAATAGTGGTGCTAGTAAAATGCAAATGCTTATTGCAAACTATAATCATTATTTAGATATGATTAGAGCAGTAACTGGATTAAATGAAGCTAGAGACGGATCAACACCAGATCCTAATTCTTTAGTAGGTGTTCAAAAATTAGCAGCTTTAAATTCTAATACAGCAACTAGGCATGTGCTTCAAGGCAGTTTATATATAACAAGAACAATTGCTGAGTGTTTATCAATAAGAACAGCAGATATATTAGAGTATGCAGATTTTAAAGATGAGTTTGCTATGCAGATTGGAAAGTATAATTTAAAAATACTAGAAGATATAAAACATTTGTATTTGTATGACTTTGGTATTTTTATAGAAATGGCTCCTGACGAAGAGCAGAAAGCAATGCTCGAACAAAATATTCAAATGGCGTTATCTCAAAAAGATATAAATCTAGAAGATGCTATTGATATACGAGAAATTAGTAATTTAAAAATGGCTAATCAACTTTTAAAATTAAAGCGTAAGAAAAAACAAGAAGCTGAACAACAACAGAGACAACAAGAACAACAAATGCAAGCACAAATGCAAATGCAAGCGCAGCAAGCTAAATCTCAAGGTGAAATGCAGAAAATACAAATGGAGTCTCAAGCTAAAATACAATACCGACAAGCTGACGTTGCTTTTGAAATTGAGAAGCTTAAAAACGAAGCTCAACTTAAAAGAGAGTTGATGCAAACGGAGTTTGAGTTTCAAATGCAGTTAAAAGGCATGGAGCAACAAAACTTACAAGCTAGAGAATCTGAAAGAGAAAAATCAAAAGATAAAAGGATAAGTCAACAATCTACACAAACATCTAAAATGATTGAGCAGAAAAAAAGAGACTTGCCTGCAATAAATTTTGAATCAAACGAAGATAGTTTAGATGGTTTTGATCTAGCGGAGTTTGAGCCGAGATAGGCTAAAAAAATAATATAAATATTGTTTAACTTTGTATAAAATTTAATTAAATGGAAATAAAAGTCAAAGACCTAGGATTGGTCGAAGAAAAATCCAAAGCTGAAATAGAAGAGCAACTTCTAAAAAAGCATGAAGAAAAGTTTGAAGAAACACCACAACAAGAACAAGTTGTGGAAAAAGTTAACACTAACGAACCTGTTCAGGAAGAAAAAACTGAACCTGTAGAAGATAAAACTCCGTCATTAGAGTTAAATGATGACAACGTTCTTTCTTATATTAAAGATAGATATAACAAAGATATAAATTCAGTTGACGAACTGTTTGCGGAAAAAGAGGCAAACGAACCATTACCTGAAGATGTATCTGCGTATTTAAAGTACAAAAAAGAAACCGGTAGAAACATACAGGATTTTTACAATTTGCAAAAAGACTATGATTCTATGGATGACAATTCTGTACTTGCTAACTATTACTCTAACACGGAAGAAGGGTTAGATGCAATAGATATTCAAGATATTATTGAAGATAAGTTTGATTTCGATGAAGAAATTGACGATCCGAAAGATATTAAGAAAATTAAGTTAGCGAAAAAACGAGAACTTGCGAAAGCGAAAAAGTTTTTGAATGAACAAAAAGATAAATATAAAGTTCCTCTTGAGTCAAGTGGGGATGGATTATCTGCTGATCAAAAAGAAAATTTAAATGCTTATAAGAGTTATCTTGATGAATCTAAAACTGTTAAGGAGCAAAACGAAAAAAGGTATGATTATTTCTTAAATAAAACCAACGAGGTTTTTAACAATGAATTCAAAGGTTTTGATTTCAAGGTTGGTGAAAATAATTTTACTTACAAGCCGGGTACTGCTGATGAGGTTAAAAATGTTCAAAAAGACATTGGTAATTTTATTAATAAGTATACGGATGAAAAAGGTTTAATGTCAGATGCTAAAGGTTATCATAAAGCTTTATCAGTTGCAATGAACCCTGAAAAGTTTGCTCAGTTTTTTTACGAACAAGGTGTTTCAAGCGCCGTAGATAATGTTACTAGAAAATCTAAAAACATTAATATGGACATGAGACAGGCTCCACAAGCCGTTTCAAAAGACGGTATGAAAATAAGGCCCGTAGGAAAAGTTGATAGTGGAAGAGGACTCAGAATTAGAAGTATTAAAAAAAGTTAAACTAAAAAATTAAAAAAAAATGGCAGTAAATTTAACCCCAGGTTTTGACTTACAACCAAGTGCACAACAAGTGCCTGTAAGTACAAACTACATCAATAATTTTGATTTCTTAAATCAGTATCTACCTGATACTTATGAAAAAGAATTTGAAAGATATGGTAACAGAACAATTGCATCTTTCCTTAGAATGGTTGGTGCAGAAATGCCTTCTAACTCTGACCTTATTAAATGGGCAGAGCAAGGAAGACTACACATTAAGTACACAGGATGTACTTCAGGTCAAGCGGCAGCGCAACCTGAAGGAACATGGACTATTCCTAACGCTAACTTTAATCCAGCGCTAGGATCACAAAACACATCAGCTTTAAGAGTTGGACAAACAGTTATGATCAGTGACAAAACTCCTGGTTCTAACTTATCTAACAAAGGTATTGTAAAAACAGCTTCAGCAGCT